AAGTTAAAAAAATTCTAGAATCTTTTAAAAGCGAAGAACAATTAAGACAATTGAAATCTTATTTGTTTGAATCAGACCGATTTGACAGATTAAAAAAGAAAAATATCGACGCATCATGGTTAGCGTATCAGATATTTATTAGTAAACCGAAGTAATATGGAACTGTCAGATTTTGTTATAGACCATGAAGACTTTAAGTTTTTTCAGGGTTTACCTAATACTGAAAAAATACTATTCATGTACGATTTAATATGTGAAGAGTATTATGATAAAGGTTCAGTATCCTTTGAACCAGCGGCTTCTTCAGAATTTGATTTAAGAGCGTTGGTTGATAAAATAGTACATCCAAGTAATAATGCCAGTGTAATAATTTTAGGCAGTATGGTAGTAATTAATTCTGAAATAAGAGACTATTATTACGATGCTGTAGAAGATTTATTTTTAAACGGCTATTTGATAGTCGGCAGAATAATGACAGACAAACAGCGATACATTTTTCAAAGACAAAAGTATTGTGGTATGTATGAAATCATAGGGGTCGTAGATCCAATTAATTTAAATTAAGTTTATGTTTACAGTTGGTAATTCTTTTATTCGTCGAGGAGACGAACTTTTACAAGTAATCGATACATTCAGAGAGTCAGAAGTTGAAGACTTTGAAGTAATCAAACAATCTTTAGGAGCTGACACTGTATTACGTCGTCAGGAGTTTCTTTATTTCTGTTCTATAGTTCCAGAATTGGAATTTGAAATGATAACTGAACCTGAGGTAGTAGCCGAATCTCATATGAGCGGTTCAATTGAGTAATATTTAGTTTGATAATATCAAACGGTTTACTTATCTTTATAATAATTAAAAAATATTAAATGCAAAATTTAGGTTACGCTTGTATTAACATGACGCTAGGTAAGCAGAAAATACTTACCGGTCGTGCAATGCGAAAGGCTACTTTAGACTCTAAAGGATTAGCTTTCGCATCTGAACTAGCTCTTTTGAATGCAAAAGATTTAGTTACAATTTTGAAATGGAATGCAGCAAATGACATTCATTTTTTTCGTATAGGCAGTGATCTATTCCCTTGGGGTAACAAAGTTGATATCACTAAATTTCCTGATTATGCAGAAATTTGTAGTGTGTTAAAAGAAGCTGGCGATTATGCGAAAGCTACTAATCAACGTATTACTACACACCCAGGTCCGTTTAATTTATTAGCATCTCCAAAAGAACCTGTAGTAATAAATACTATTAACGATTTAGAGATGCACGCTACGCTATTTGACTTAATGGGTTTATCTAGAACTCCATACAATAAAATTAACATACATGTTGGCGCATCATATGGCGATAAGTATTCAGCGGCTGAAACTTGGTGTAAGAATTTTCGCAGATTATCGGATGGCGTAAAGTCTCGTTTAACGATTGAAAATGATGACAAGGCTAACATGTATTCTGTTAAAGATTTGCACGAGCTTATACATCAGAAAGTAGGCATTCCTATTGTGTTTGACTATCATCATCATACGTTTAATGAAGGCGGTCAGACAACTAAAGAAGCTTTGGAATTAGCTATGTCTACTTGGGGTGATATAAAACCTGCTGTACACTATTCTGAATCCAGGTCACTTCATGAAAATGACGCTAGTATCAATCCACGCGCTCATTCAGATTTAATTAACAACAAAATAGAAGATTTCGGCTTTGATATTGACATTATGATTGAAGCAAAATCTAAAGAATTGGCACTTCTTAACTACCGAAATATTTATTTTAAATAGTTGTTGTATTTTTTTACAATGCCCATAATTATTTTATTTATTATATAATATATTATAATATTAATATAATTAATTTTATTAACAATATAAATTATAAATTCAATGCGATACAAACAGCATACAGTACAAAAGCTAGAAGCTCAGATACAAAGGATTACTACTTTGCAAAGAATGATTGAAGGGTCTGCAATATCTGGCCCTAATGCATTAGCTCAGTTAGAACAAATTAAAAAAGAAATTCAATTAGTAGTTGACCGATTAGATTTAGAATCAGATGAATAAAAAAATCTTAAAAATTTCTATAGGAATTGCTGCGCTAGGTTTAGCCCTTTGCGCAGCTTTCTTTTCTGTAACCGGATTGGCCAAATTGTTTATCGGCGCGGGCATGTCGGTTGTAATTATGGCTTCAACTCTGGAAATTACAAAATTAGTATTAGCTTCGTATTTATATCAATTTTGGGATACGGCAAATAAAGCACTTCGAGCGTATTACGTACTAGCTGTATTTATTTTAGCTGTAATTACTTCAATGGGTATCTACGGATTTTTATCTAACGCATACCAAGGTTCGAAATCTAAATTCAATTTAACTCAAACTGAATTAGCTTCGTATGATGTTCGAAAAGAACAATTCAATACTAAAATACAAAACTTACAAGCTCAAGTTAAACAAAAGTCAGATCAAATAATTCAGTTAACTAACGTACGATCTGCTCAAGCACAAGTTAAAGTATCAGATAGAAATTTAAGAATGTTAGATCGTTCGTCATCTAGATTAGATAATCGTACAGAACAATTGACAAAAGATATTGACGCTTTAAATCAACAGATTAACATATATTCAGACTCGGCAGCAAATTTAGGTATATACTCTAGCAAAAAGAAAATTACAGATGAAGCTGCTTCTGATTTAGGAGCTTTATTTTACATTTCAAAAGTTTTAAATGTAGATATGGATAAGCTAGTTAATTTTCTAATACTTCTATTTGTATTAGTATTTGACCCTTTGGCTATTACATTGGTTATTGCATTTAACTCAATGACATTGAATGAAATTCTAACTAAAAAAAAAGAAATACCAAATGAATTAGAAGAAATTGCAGCAATTGAAGATGATTTGTTAAATGAGCCAAATGAACCCCTAAATGAGCCCGAAAATAACCTAATAGAAACCGGCCAAATTTCGTCTGAGGATCTAAAGGAATATATAGAGCCAGAAAATGACTTAACTAGGGAAAATGGAGCTCTAATAGGGGAAAACGACCCCCAAATTATCATAGATACACCCACTACGATTGAAATCATAGAAGAATCGAAAGAAATACCAAATGATTCTCCAAAAGAAGATAAAGAATTATATACTGAAATTGACTCACTTAAACAAGCAGCTGCCAAAAGGTTAGCTGAAAAACAAAAGGAAAAAGCAAAATCTGGATACAAAAATTTTCCAGGTGTATAAATAAGGTTATGAAAAAACAAGAAGAAAGATTTAAAAGTAAAATCATTGACGGTTGTCGTCATATGATATGCGAAAACTCTGAACCAAATGGTAAGTATTGGAAAAACAGAATTTGTAACAACTGGGTTCGTGTAGGAGAGTCTGCAGTGTCAGTAGTATGTTACAAATGCGTTTCGAAATTAATACCAGCACCGGTAGAAAGAAAAATAGTTGAAAAGTCTGATAAACCAAAAGGATGGAAATTCATGAAAGTTTATGTTCATACAGATGGCACTGTATATCATAAAGGTATTGAACAATCTTCTTTGAAAGGTACACTACCAGTTACAGTTATCGAACCTAAAGATAAAAAAGATAAAGTAAAATTATCTAGTAAAGAAAAAGAATCTTTAAAAATGGAGCTAGCAAAAAGCATTGAAGCTTTGAAAAATAACATGTTTAAAGAATCTAGAAAAACGAAACGAGCTGCAATGATAAAAGAATTAAAAGGATTAGAAAAGAAATTTTCTAAACTTTAATTTGATAATGTCAAGTAAGTTTATTATATTAAGTAAAATTAAAAAAATATGATTAAAAATATAACGATGGATGGTCTTTATGATGAAGATCCTATACTAAAAAAGAATAAAAAAGAAGAGACAGATTTAGACCCGTTATTTAAAGAAATAGAATATGGTGTTAATATTGACGATTCGGTTATTTACATTCACGGCGATATTCAAATGGGTACGTTGTTTGATTTTATTGCAAAATCTAGAATTATATTAAGTAATAGACCTAAGGAAAAAGAAGGAACGCCAATTACTCTTTTATTAAATTCAAATGGCGGAGATGTATACGAAGCATTAGGTTTAATCGATTATGTAAATACATTACCAGTTAAAGTTAATGTAATAGCTCGAGGAAGAGCAATGTCAGCAGCTGCAATGATTTTATGTTGTGGCACTGGAGTTAGAGCTGCCTCTAAATCAACGACCATTATGGTTCACGAAGCGTCTGCAGAGATATTTGGTAAGTCAGCTGACATCAAAGCTAATGCAGATCATATCGATGAGTTAGAAGAAGATTTTTATAAAATTATGGCTCAACGAACTAAACATGATGAAGATTTTTGGCGCAAAGCTTGTAGAAAAGATTTCTATATGTCAGCACAAAAAGCATTAGAGTTAGGTTTGATAGATCAAATTATTTAACATTTAAAAATAAAGTTTATGCATAAAGTTGAAGATGTAGAAAAGCAATGGGATATTGTAATGGGTTTAATTAATGAATACATTTCAAGCCCTAGAAAAGAAGCGCTAATTAAAATGTACGAATCAATGGCAGACAAAATTTGTACTGCACCCGCGTCGTCTCATTCTACAAGACACAATTGTTGGCCTGGAGGTTATATTGATCATGTAATTCGAGTTTGTAATTGCGCGATTAAATTGTATAACACTTGGGCAGAAATGGGAGCTAATGTAAGTAACTATTCAATTGAAGAAGTTGTATTTGCTGCACTTAATCATGATTTAGGTAAAGTAGGTTCTTCGACAGATGAGTATTACATTCCTAACGATTCTGATTGGCATGTAAAAAGAGGACAGATTTATAAAATTAATCCTAAACTTACTTTCATGAAAGTCCCTGACAGAAGTATTTACTTACTTCAAGAGCATGGAGTTGTATTTTCAGAGAATGAGTATTTGTCAATTAAATTACATGATGGTTTATATTCTAAAGGTAATGAATCGTATTTAATGGCAGGTATGCCTGAGTTTGCATTAAAAACAGATATGCCTATTCTTTTACATCACGCTGACCATTTAGCAACTTTAATAGAGTCTGCTCAACACTCAGCTCCGGTTACGGAACCAACTAGAATAAAAACAAAATTACAAAACGTTAACAACCCAGTTGCAGATGAATCATTAAAGTCTGCATTTGACCAATTATTTGGATAATGATAACACTATTTATAATCTTACTATTATGTATTATAGCAGCTTTAACTTACGGCTGCTATAACATTATTAAACAAAATGAAATTTTAGAAAACTTAGCTTCTGAACATATAGAAGTTTTAGAACTTATGAAATTTCAAATTACTAAAGTTTTAGAGGATATGGATGCTATTGACATCAAAGGGGCATTCAAAGCTGACGATGAAGTCGGCACTACCTTTGACAACTTAAAATTAATCGTTCAACAATTAGAAATGTTTTTAGATGAGCAGTACAACAGAAATAATACCGGAGAATAATACAGCGACGGAAGTAGTAGCGGTTGAAGAACCTAAAACTAGAGGCAGGAAGCCTAAGCAAAAAAGATATTTTACGGAAGAAACTGAAGCAGCCATTATACTATATAATCAAACTGAAGATATATTTGAACGAAATAAAATATACGATGCGTTTATTAAATATCCATTTGATAAGCTAGTAGAAAATATCATTCATACTTTTAAGTTTTATAACTTTGACATTCCGTATGAAGATGTTAAACATGAAGTAGTAGCTTTCTTAAATGAAAAGATGCATAAATTTACTCCTGGTAAAGGTAAGGCATTTAGTTATTTTAGTATAGTAGCTAAGAACTACTTAATCATTAATAACAATTCCAATTACCATAAATTTAAGAATACAGAAGATTTAGAAGTAATTGATTCTAGTCGACAAATTATCAATGAAATTCAACGAGAAATTATAGTTGAAGAAAAGAAAGAGTTCATGGATATGTTTGTAGAGTTTGTAGATGCTAACTTAGCGGTTATATTTAAAAATCAAACAGATATGAATATAGCCGATTCAGTATTGGAACTATTCAGAACTCGACAAAATATAGAATATTACAATAAAAAGGCTTTGTATATTATGATTCGAGATAGGACCGGAGTTAAAACTCAACTTATCACTCGAGTTGTTAATATGATGAAGAAACTTTATGGTGAGTTATACATTTCCTATCTTAAAACAGGTTCACTTCGATTACCTAATACAAAAAACAAAAAGTCTGAATTTCTAGATTAATATATTTATTATAAAAGTCTATGGATTTAGAAATTGAATTATTCAAAGGAAAGTCCTTCAGTGATTTAATGAAGGAGATATACGATAATTCCAAAAAGAAAGATCGACAAATTAATATGCTAATAGGTGAATTGCGTCCCTTAATACAAAATATTGGGGATGCAACCATCATTGTACCTCTTATCAAAGAGTATTTAGAAGTGTCAGTTAAAAATGACGAGCACTTAGTTAAGTTAGCTGCCGTGGTTCAAAGGTTAGTATCTACCAATAACAGAGTTCAAGCTGAAACTGGTAACTCTTGGATGTTGTCTGATGAAGAAAAGAAACAGTTATTGTCTGAATTAGATGAAATTGAAAGTAGCAATACTGAAGTTAATAAACAAATTGTAGAACTATCTACTAAACAAGAAACTATTGAGTTAGTAGACGAAGAAGAGGGCTTGTAATATGAAAAAATTTACATCTTTTGGCGAGCAGTATGAATCGATTGGAGCTGAAGTTATGGAAGTCATCTATAAAGATGATAAAGTAACTCAGTTATATGCTATTCGTGCTAAGCCTTTGGATGGCCGAACTGTGTCTATAGACTCTAAAACTATTAACATAGTCACAGCTCGTCCTATAAATGTACATTTAACTGCTATGCCAATTGTAGGAGAAGTAGTTAAATTGTATTACGCTCCTTCTGATAAAGCATCAGGATCAGGAGATTCATTAGAAATATATTTTGACACTATTGTTAATTTAACTTCTAAAACAAATCACGCAGGATTACCTAAAGTAGGTCATACTGATGCTGGAGGAGGAAATGCAGCTGGATATCAAACGGTAGCAGCTGGAGGCACATCGCCTTCAGGTAAAGCAGAGTTAGACAAAAATTTTCAAGAAGATAAAAAAGCAGAACCGTTACAGCCATATGTAGGTGATTTATTATTTCAAGGAAGATATGGAAATGCTATACGATTTAGTTCTACTAATACTAAAGGTTCTTATAGCAAGCCACAACCTTGGAAAGAAGGCACTACAGGCGATCCTATATTAGTATTACGCAATTCAAAGGGTAAAGGCTCTGGAGAAAAGTTTATTGCAGAAGAATTCATGAAAGATGATGCTACAATTACTTTAACATCAACTCAAGACATTAAATTTTCTCCTTCATCTCAAGCACAGCAAGCTCTTAAAAATAGAAAAATAAATAAAGACTTCAAAGGAAAACAAGCTTATATAATATCCGGAAGGATAGTTTTAAATAGTTTTGAAAATGAAATTTCTTTATATTCTAAAAATGGAGTTTCATTAAGTAGTCAAACTAACGTTACTATAGATTCTAAACAAGTTACTGAAATAAATGGTTCTAGAATTAATTTAGGAACTAATGCAGATCAGCAAATTATATTAGGTAATTTATGGAAACAATGGATGGAAAATTTCATTGACGCTATAGGAGCGTTAACTGATCTTTCTCCGTGCGGTCCTTGCCAACCAACCAAATCAGATCCACAATGGGGAGCTATCGCAGCTCTTAAAGCTCAGCTATCTACTTTATTAAGTACAACCAATTACGTTAAAAAGACAAATACCACCTAAAATTTAATGTATAAATATTTATTTTAAAGAAAGCTCATGAAAGCTGATAAATTTATACAATTACTTAGAAGTGTAATTCGAGAAGAGGTTAGTATAGCAGTAAGAACAGAACTTAATATGGTGTTAAACGAGTCTAAATCTACTAGACCAGCGTCAGCACCTAAGCAAACTGCACCGGTTACTAAAAAACCAATTCAAAAGAAAACATACACTAGCAATCCAGTTTTAAACGACATATTAAATGAGACTTCAGGGTTCACTCCAGAAGGACCAATGGCAATGCAGTTAAATGAAATGCATTATAGTCATCAATCTCATGATGAATTCGCTGAATGGCCTACAATGGCTAGAACAGCTAGTCCAATGATGCAAGCAGCTTCTATGTTGCCATCGACAGACTCAGACGGTCGTCCAGTTAATATGCAAAATGTTCCGGATCATGTAGTAGGTGCGCTTACAAAAGATTACCGATCGCTAATGAAGGCGATTGATAAGAAAAAAGGACTTTAATAAATGGCTATACAAATTCAAAATCCTAAAGTAGCTAGCTCCAGTAAAATTAAAAGAATTGGAGTTAAGTTGCCGTTTACTAGATCTGACGGAGGTATATTTGAGCAATCAGTTTCAACCCAAGATCAGTTATTGTCAAATTTTATTAATTTAATAATGACAAATAAAGGAGAAAGAGTTATGCAGCCTGAATTCGGTACTTCACTTCGATCTTTAGTATTTGAACAAAATACACCTGATTTATATGCACGAATAAAATATCGTTTACTTCGTGAAATTGAATATTGGTTGCCATACGTAATATTAGATGATATTATTGTAGAGCAAATGGCCGATACATATAGAATACAAGATCAAGAGCATGGAGTAACAATTACAATACGAGCTACTTTATCAGAGCAGTTAGCAAATATTAACATTACATTTAACGTTACCTTAACCGGTATTAGAATAACAAGCGTAGAATAACATGGCAACATTAAAAAAAGAAGTTAGATATCTTAATAAAGATTTCACTCAATTTAGAGCAAACTTAGTTGAGTTTGCTAAAAACTACTTCCCAAACAATTACTCCGACTTTAATGAGTCTTCTCCGGGTATGATGTTTATGGAAATGTCTGCATATGTAGGAGATGTATTGTCTTATTATACAGATAACCAGTTAAAAGAATCTTTGTTAAACTTTGCTGGAGAAGATGCTAATGTAATGGCGATAGCAAATGTATTAGGTTATAAATCTAAAAATAGAATACCTAGCTACGCTACATTAGATGTATATCAATTGTTACCAGCTAAAACTACTCCTAGCGGTTCAAAAGTACCTGACTATGACTACGCTTTAACTATAAAAGAAAATATGCAGGTTCGTTCAGAACTTAAAAATATAGAATTTAGATCTTTAAACTTACTTAATTTTAGAGCATCTAGTAGTTATAATCCAACAGAAGTTTCAGTATATTCAATTAATGATCAAGATTTAACTCCTGAGTACTATTTACTTAAAAAGCAAGTGCAAGTACAGTCCGGTACAGTTAAAGAAAAAACATTTACATTTACATCTCCTAGAAGATTTGATAAAATTCTTTTAGATGATGACGATTTAATTGATGTAATTGACATAACAGATAGCGATGGTAATTTATGGTATGAAGTACCTAATTTAGCTCAAGATACTATATTTTTAACAGTAGATAATGTAGCTCAAAATGATCCTGATCTATTGACTTATTCAGATTCAGTACCTTATTTATTAAAACTTAAAAAGGTTCCTAGAAGATTTATTACTAGATTCCGTTCAGATAAAAAATTAGAAATTCAATTTGGTTCTGGCGTATCAGATACTGCAGACGAAGAATTAATTCCTAATCCAGACAATGTAGGATCTAGTTTAATTGGATTGCAAAAACAATGGGATCATCCAATTGACCCTTCTAACTTTTTATATACAAAGGCATATGGTTTAGCTCCTTCAAATACTACTTTAACTGTTAGATATACAGTAGGCGGAGGTGTTGATTCCAATGTACCTTCTGGAGAATTAACTAATATTGTTGGAATTAATTTTGAAATAGATGCTGAATCATTAGATCCTGTATTGTTACAAAGAGTTAAAGATTCGGTGGCGTGTACAAACACAGACCCAGCTTCAGGCGGAGCTGATGCAGAAGAAATTGAAGAAATTCGATACAACGCAATGGCTAATTTTGCAGCGCAATCAAGAACAGTTACTACTCAAGATTATATAATTCGTTGTTACTCTATGCCACCTAAGTTTGGTTCAGTAGCAAAAGCGTATATAGTTCAAGATCAACAACTCAATCCACAAAATAATTTTGAAACTGTACCTAATCCTTTAGCACTTAATTTATATACATTAGGATATGATAGTAATGGCAGTTTAACTAGCTTAAATAAAGCAGTTAAAGAAAACCTAAAAACATATTTAAGTCACTATCGAATGTTAACGGATGCTATTAATATTAAAAATGCTTACATCATTAACATAGGAATAGTATTTGATATAATAACATTGCCTGAATACAATGCAAATGAAGTTTTATTAATGTGTATTGATAAATTAAAGTCAATGTTTAATGTTAAAAATTGGCAAATTAATCAACCAATAATTTTATCTAAAATATACACAGAATTAGATAAAGTTGATGGAGTTCAAACGGTATCTAGATTAGATGTTGTTAACTTATACGATGCTGATTCAGGGTATTCAGGAAATTATTATAACATCTTAGATGCTACTAGAAATGGAATTGTTTATCCTTCTTTAGATCCTAGCATTTTTGAAGTTAAATATCCTAATAAAGATATTGTAGGTAAAGCAGTCTCAATTTAAAAAATATTATAAATGGTATATACATTCTATCCAAGATTTGACACGACAATATACGAAGACTATCCTAACAAAAATACTGGATTAGATGAAAACTTAGAAATAAGAAAAATATCTTCAAACGGTCATATTTACGAGTCTAAAATATTAATGACATTTGATGTAAATGATATAAGTACATTTTTAACTAGCAATAGTTTAAATATTAATAATGTATCTATGTCATTGGCTTTAAATGCTTATGAATTAACTAATTTGCCGTTTACATTTACGGTAGTAGCTAATCCAATTGCACAAAGTTGGACTAATGGAAATGGCAGATATGTATTAGAAGTTAATAATGGTGCTACTTGGAACTCGGGTAGTATTGCTTGGACATCAAGTTTAAATTCTAGATTAGAATACAATACAGTATATGGAGGAGCATCTTATATAACAGGTTCTACCGTATCTCAATCATTTGATTACAGTCCTAGCATTCAAGTAAATATACCAGTTAGACCTATAGTAGATAAATGGATATCAGGATCTATAGTAAATAATGGATTGTTAATTTCATTCAATCATAATGATGTAACGGGATCTTCTTTTCCAGATGCATCTATTAAGTTTCATAGTAATGATACTCATACTATATATTCTCCATATATAAAATTATCTTGGGTAGATGCTACATATAGTACTACGTTAGACTCTATTGGATATTCTGAAATGCCAATAG